TAAAGCCGGATCATGATGAATACATCAAGCAGCGTGATATTTATTGGGATAACGATCAATACCTATGAACCCCGAATATCTGATGATCGCGGCAATGACCATTCCAACGCTTCTGTTCCCGCTTGGTGGGACAGGGTTTAAATGGGCGCGCCGCGATCTATGTCCGGCGTTGCTGGCTGTGTGTGCTTTTCTTTATGGTATCGCATGGTGGAAGTGTCTGATCTTTGCCGTTCTTTTAGATATAGCCTTCCGCCTTCCTTATGGGGAGCGCACGCCGTGGGCTTTAAAATTCTTGGTTGGATGCTCATATCCCGCAGCAACTCTCATTACTGGATTCTCACCTTACCAGATTGTGTACCCATTTATTTTTATTGCAATTTTCGCCGCTTCTAACTATAAGAAAACATCCAATATTTTTGTTTGGAAAATATGCGAAGCAATGATGGGTTTTGGAATTGGCGTGATCATGGCCCACATCTTATCAGTGTGACCAAAATGTGACCAACGCTTGCATAATAATGATCAATTATATCTAATTATGGACAACGGTATTTTTGGAGTTATTTAACATAACCGTTTGATATTAAAAAACATACCGAATAAATGTTAATCATGTTCAATCATATATAATCATGCGAAAATGGCTTGGATCGTCTCCGAGGTTCGAGTCCTCGCGGGGGAGTATATTTAGAAGCCCTTGTAAATCAACAACTTACGAGGGCTTCGCTATTTTTAGAGGGTTAGTGTGACCAAAGTGTGACCAACGCTTGCATCCTAAAAGTCTAATTTGTCCACGTTTTCCTTCAAATGTTGCTGATAAAGATGGATGTAGATCATGGTGGTTTTAATAGAGGCGTGGCCTAATAACTTTTGAACGGTGGGCAAATCAGCGCCGCTCATTATTAACCACGAGGCGAAGGTGTGGCGGAATGTGTGAATGTCGCAATTATCAATTGCTTTATCCGGATGCTCTAAATTAATTTTTGCGATAACTTTTTGAAGAACCTTCCACCAGTAGTTTTCCGGGTATGGAGTTCCTTTTCTCGTCGGAAAGATTAACCCTGATCGTCTATTGCCAATGTGCTTTTCAAAAATCGGAATTAGTTTCTTGTGTAACGGAATTGATCTTTCGGCGGTCTTCGGTGTGAATGTAGATGTTTGAGTAATATTAATTCTGTCATTCTCAAAATCAATGGCCTTGCAATCAAGGAACCGTAATTCATTTCTTCGCAGTCCAGAATAGGGAAAGATCGTAAAGATGTCTTTGTATGGTTGCGGCGCATAATCCCAAATTAAATTCAATTCTTCTTTCGAATAAAAGCGTGGAATTTTTTGGTCAAAGGTATCAAGCCGCTCAACGTGTTTTAGCGGATTCTCTCTCGCATATCCCCACCGCACAGCGCGGTTAAAATAAGATTTAAAAACTTTAAGTTCAATATTAACAGTTCCGCTCTTGGCTTTGCCTTTTCGAAAAGCTTTATAGTCCTCAAAGAACTTTTCAGTTACATGAGACATTCGTTTGACATCAGATTCTTTTTCCACGAAATCTTTTAGATGATCAAAGGCTTCTTTATAGCGAAGATACGTTGACGCACGATGATTGGTCTTCGCATATGATAGGCATTCTTCGAAGAATTGAGACAGGAGGACATCTTTTACATATATTCCAGCCTCTTCCTTTTCGACCTTTAAAGCTAAATCCTTATACAAGGCCTCAGCAACGCGCTTGTTACTGCCTAGCGATTTTCGCAGCCGCTTTCCTCTATAGTAAATGTCCGCGTAATAAAATAATCCTCGTTTAACAAGTGGCATCTAATGAGCTTTCATTTTTGGCCAGCGAGACGTCCCTTTGGCCATTGCTGATGATTTGTCCCGGAAAATGATCTTCTCTGCTAAATAGAAGAGATCGCCCTTTAAATGGTCGTAGAGCTTGTTTTGATATATCCGGTAAGATAACCAGAGGAATTGTTCCCAAAGGGTGGAGGTATAGGCTTCTTTGAGGGGTTTGGAGGCCTTGCGTTTTAAAGCGGCGATTTCTTTTAGGTAGAGCTTTTTATTATAATCTTGAGCATCACCCGTTAGATCAAGCTGACAGATTATTTCGGGGTTGATTGTTGCCATTGCATGAAAACCAGTAACCCGTTTATTAGTAAAGATATGATCGCAATTGTAAGATTCACCCACGCCGATTTATTTGCGTCTCTAACGGCTTTTTGAGCCTCTGCAATGCCGCTTTGCAATTGATCGCAGATTGCGGTTTTTAATCCGGATATCTGAACGCCCAATTCTGCCATTTGCTTTCTGGATTCGTTGCTGGAACTTAACTGAGTTGCTTCAATAAAGAATCGCAAGTTCTCCGCTTGATAATCCGCAATATGTAACCTACCTGCCTTTCGGTGTATCTCAATTTCTCGAGCAGTATGTAAAATGTAATCATAGGGATCAAAATCTCTAAATTTAGATGGATCAACGTTTTCAATGCTCATATCAGACCTTCTCAATCTTTGTTCCGCATTTCTGACAAACCCAAAACTTCTTTGATCCACAGCCCATAAACAAGCCTATAACAATTGCAATAGCTCCAACCAGAAAAGAGAAGAAGCACAGAACCACTCCTAACACAATTAAGCCAACACAAAAGGTTTGGCTGTTATTGGCAATGGTTCGATTTTCCATTGATCCGCCGCATTGTTTACAGTCTAACGTCATATCCATTTACATCCTCCTTTAGGATAAATATCAGCTCAAAGTCCCCTTGTCCTATTGTTAAAAAAGGCCTATGTAATCATATTTGTAGGAATTGTCTTACAAGGGTTGTAGGAAAATTCCTACATATACAGCGTGCAAGGGGAGAGTAGGGCTATGAAATTAATCGAATCAGAGCTTCTATTTTTGTTTGGTTAAAATTTGGAAGCTTCTCCACAATAGAGACAAGCGTCTCCGGGCTGACCTTTCGCCCTTTCGCCGCAATCTTTATTAATTTTAAAATCACCGGATCAGTCAAGGCCTTGACTATTTCTGGATCGCTTAACGCCTCATCCAGTGCCTTATTTCGGGATGTGCCATACATAGGCGCGGTTTCGACAAAAAACTGAGTTGATTCATCTTCAGTTCTTTCCTCATACGCCATATAAAGCAGCTTATTCTCTTCAGACTCGCTTAATTTAAGGGCTGCTGATATTTGTTTACAGCGTTCCGCGGTCGGTGGCTTCGCCCGGCTGTGCTCCAAATTGCTAATGTAAGCGTAGGTGACGCCAATTTTGTCACCTAATTCAGTTAGGTCGAGGCCAGCCCGCTCTCGCAAAGCTCTTAAGTATTCTCCGAATTTCATGACTACAGTGTATACCATTTTAGTAATGCTCATCAAAATTTCTTGACAAAATTTCTTGACAATATGTTACTGATTATGTTACATTAAATCATTGATTGGAGGTTACACATGATGTTTTCAGATTTAGTTTTTTCAGGCAAAGTTTTAAAAGAGTTAAGAGAAGAGGCGGGATTATCCCTTGATGCATTGGCCAACGAATTAAAGACTGAAGGGCTTGATGTCTCTCGACAAACCATCCTTAACATGGAAAACGGAATCTCCGTTCCTGATATTAATGAATTAATAATAATTGCCTCTTTCTTTAAAAAACCCTTAAAGGTTTTTTTGGTCTCCGTATGTAACAAAACTAGTAACGTATAAGAAACTTTATGCCCAAATCAAAACGCCCATGCGAGCTGAGAACGTTCATATCGCGCCAAATGAAAGAAAAGATCGATCAGTACACAGAAGAAAGCAATCGTGACTTCGGCCAAGAGGTCAATGTCATGTTGGCGGAATGTATCCAGCAACGCGATGGCAAGAATGGCATAAAAAAATGGCTGTAGCAAACCGGCTTACTGGAATTTGCCGGAATTTAAAGGAAAAACATGGAAAAGCTAGTTGATAAGTTTGTGATCGCAGAAAAACTCGACGTGGAACCCGCAACAATTGATCAGTGGTGTTCAGCTAAGAAAATTCCATTTTTGAAGATTTCTGGCAAGTGCCGAAAGTTTCGTATCTCTGATATTGAGCGATGGCTTGAAAAGAAATTGGTAAAGCCGAGTTCTAAGGCAGAGGAAATCGAACATCTTATCGGGTCAGTCCGGTAAGTAAAAAGGAGGCAAGTTATGTTGTTTGACCATGAGTATAAAAAAGAACTGAGAAAGCATTTCCCAATATTAAAACCGGCAAAGGTAAAGAAGTTCATTCTATCGAACCTGATCATCGGGCTTGTTGTAACGCTTCTCTTAATAGTGTCATGGACGATTCTTTCATCCAGCGCAGAAGCGTTTGAGATTGACATGGACAAAATCGCAATGATCGAATCCAGCGGATGCAAACATAAATATGGGAATTTTGAACACGCCCGCGGTTGCTGGCAAATCACAGGTGGGGCATTGGCTGATTGGAATCAAGACCATCCACATGAGCAATATGATATCGAACAAATGCTTGATGATGAAACGTGTTTGAAGGTTGCGAAGTGGTATTACAACGTCAAAATTCCGGCATATTTTAGAGCTTACAAAATTAACGATACGGTATTGCATCGCTTGGCGGCTTACAACTGGGGGATCGGTAGGGTTGTTAAATGGTATCGAAACGGAGCCTCTTTCGAAAGCCTTCCGGTTGTCACGCAAAAATATTACGCCAAATACACTAAAAACTAAATAAGGGCGTGTCCGTAGGTCAAAAACTAATGCCAATGGTTACCGACTACAGCCTTTACGGCCGCCCTCAATATATGAAGAACCTCAGCCACAGCTTGTTTAGGAAAGAAAAGATAGAATCAAAGATACTTTCTACTGATCGAAAAGATCGATGGGAAGGATTCCCGGTCATCCAAAAGACGATTCCAGCAATACCCGGGCGCTCTGCCAGTCCAATGACTGTGCCAACTGCCAAGACGACTGAACCCTCTATAAGAACAGAGCGCCCTTTAAATACCTTAGCAATCAAATACAACCAGTTCTCTCATCCGTGGCTTATAAAAAACCGAAAGGCAATTTATGCAGAAGCAAAGCGTTTTTATAGCAGAAAAGGTCAGCTTGTTAATAGCAACGACGATCAGCTTATTCTTGAAATCATTGAACCGGAAAACGTTGTCTTCAAAGAGCCTGACTGGAACATCAGAAACGTTGTGTGAACCCTTTATTCAGGATTTCTGGAAGTTGCTTTCCTTCAGTCAGTTGAAACAGCTCAAAATTTATTATCGCACAGAATCAGGAAAAATGGGAATCGTGATCTTTAACGGCCGGGAATATTTTATCGAAATAACGCCCATTGAAACCCCGGTAATAAAGCCAATTTCGATACACATCAAAGAAAAAATTAAATTACTGGAAAGAAAATCATGGCAAACCCACGAGTTAAATTAGATTACCAGCTATTTGATCATCAGAAAAAAGGCGTTGAGTTCATCCTTAAGAATAAAGGTGTGGGAGCGCTTTATTGGGAGATCGGATGTGGAAAAACTTTAGGGCTGCTTGAGACTTTCCGAAGACTACGCGAACAGGATCAAAATCTAAAACTATTCGTAGTCTGTCCATTGGCATTAATAGAAGGCGCATGGGGTGAAGATGTTAAGAAGTTCACCTCCTACAAATATCAAAACCTTCACAAAGCGAAGAAGGTTGAGCAGGCAGACATCTATATCGTCAACTATGAAGGTCTACTCACAAAGCGAATCAGCGGCTTTCTAAATCAACTAATGTCACCACATGATCAAGAATGGATGATCGCCTTAGATGAAAGCTCAAAGATAAAGAACCATGAAACAAAAATCACCAAAGCATTAATCAATGCGAAAGACGCTTTTAAATATCGGGTGGTGATGTCAGGAACTCCCGCTCCAAATTGTGAACTGGAATATTGGCCGCAGATCGCCTTCCTAAAGGACAACGTCTTCCACCAACGCTTTTATGCGTTCCGCGCCGAGTACTTCGCCTATGGGCGAGGTAATCAAATTATGTCCAACGGATTTATCCCTCCATCGGCGGCCAAAGAACTTTACAGCAAGGGCTTTAAGCTCGTGCTTCATCCTTCAAAGAAGACCGTATTTATGGATCGTCTAAAGCCTCTTTGTCACTTTGTTAAGAAACGTGATTGCTTAGACCTTCCGCCAACAGTTGATCAGAACCGTATTGTCGAAATGACTGACGATCAGCGCCGTATCTATAAGGAAATGGAGAGGGAAGCCATCGCAGAGATTCAAAATAGTGACATCGTCGCTCAGGTAGCTCTTACAAAAATCATGAAGCTTCGCCAAATAACCAGCGGCTTTGCCATCGATACGCGCGGCAACTCTGTATCTATCCCCGGGACAAACCCAAAACTAAACGAGTTAAACGAAATTCTGGAAGAAGCAGGGGATCAGCAGGTGATTATCTGGGCAGTGTTTCAGTGGGATATTGAGCGGATCGCTAAAGAGTTGGGTGATAAGTGTTGCCTCTTATACGGAAAGACTGCTGACAAGCAACTTTCCATTGATCAGTTTAAATCGGGAGAGAAGCAATATTTAATCGCACATCCTAAATCGGCCGGGCATGGCCTGACATTCGTCAATTGCCACTTACAGATTTTTTATTCGCTTGATTACTCATGGGAAACCTATGAACAAGCCCGCGGCCGTACCGATAGAGCCGGGCAAACCGAATCTACAACTTATGTTCATATTCTTTGTGAAAACACAATCGACGAAAAGATTCTACACGTTTTAAAAGGCAAGAAAGATCATTTTGAATTGGTGAGGGATTATTTAAGTGGACGAAACACGTATAAAGTCACAGATCATAAGTTATACGCGGGAAGCGTTGCCGACAGCGTTTCTATTTAAGATTTCGGACAAGTGGTATTCCGGTATTCCAGATTTATTCGTTATCCATAACGGCGAGCATTTATTTTTCGAGATAAAAACTCCAACTGGGACTGTGTCGAAGATTCAGAAGTTCACGATCAAGGCTATACAGTCCGCCGGTGGAACGGCTTACGTTGTCCGTAGTCTCGAAGAATATAAAAAAATACTCAAAGAAAGGGGGTGGGTGGCATGAAAGAACGCGAAATGCTTGTAGAGCTTAAAGAGAAAAGGAAAAGGCGAGACGAAACAAAGGAAGCCTTTGAGCTGGCCTCTAAAGAGTATGAGCAAGCACAAACCCGTTTGATACAGGCGTTAGAAGATGCCGGCAAAACCTCAACAGCCAAATATGAAGGAATTGGCTTTGCAACGATGCCGGAGAGCAAACGCATTTATGCCAATTACACGCTTCAGCATGAAGAAGATGTTTTCAAGTTCCTGACGGATGCGGGCTATCGAGAGATTATCAAGAAGACCGTAAACACGAATACATTGTCTTCGGTAATTGGTGAAATGATCAAAGAGGGCAAAGAAGTTCCGGGCTTTATTACCTATTACGTAAAGCCTTCAATCCGATTCTACGAATCAAATTAACCAAAAACCAAAACGGAGAAGTCCCATGACAAGAGCAAAATTATCAAAAGCAGCAAACGCAATTGCAGTCAAGAAAGTTGAGCAAACCAGTATCGCTACTATTGAAGACCCACGGCGAGGATTTGAGGAAGCCGCTGACAGAGAAGATTTAGTCATTCCACGCGCAAAGCTTCTTCAGGGCTTATCAGACGAAATTGTTGATCGTTTAGAAGGCTTAGAACCCGGGATGATTATAAACTCATTAACCAAAGAGCCTCTACCGGATTTCTTTGTCCCGATTTTCCGCTTTACAAACTGGGCCAGGTTTAATCCGCGGAACAAAAAAGACCCGAACTATAACCCGAATTTTGCTTCGGGAGCGCTGATCTGGAAGTCAAGCGACCCACACGATCCACGAGTTCAGAAAGAAGCCGAATGGGGGCCAAATGGCGAAGCTCCATTAGCCACAAAGTTTCTAAACTTCTTTTCATATTTTCCAGGCGTTCCGATGCCGATAGTTGTTAGCTTTTCCAAATCGTCGTTTAAGGCGGGAAAAGAGCTTAACTCGCTGGCAAGTTATCGTGGTGGAGATATGTTCCGCTATCAATACCGCTTGTTCCCAAAGCAAGAAAAGAACGATGAAGGAACCTATTTCGTTCTTAAGATTCGTGATTGTGGACATTCCGCCGACGAAGACTACAAGATCGCTGAACGGTGGTACAAGGAATTTGGGCCGAAGAAAGACGTGATCCAAGTTCATGACGAAACACCCGATGATATCGGCGGGGAATAATATTTCCCCTTTATATAGACGGGGGCGGCAATTCCGCCGCCCCCGGCAGTAATAGTTTTACCCCTCCTTTTAAATTAAATGTTTGAAGTTTGTCCAAAAATTGAGCACGTATGCGCGTTTTGCACTCACCACAAAGGCAATGTCTATTGTGGGATGGGTACACAGCAAACAATCAATCGTAAATCGATACACGTAAACATTGTTTCGAAAATGAATTATTGTCCCGTCGAGAAAATTAAAAATGACAAGCGAAGCAAATAATCCAACATACAAGCCCTTGACCTCAAAAGAGTTAATCGAAACATTTCCCGAAGCGGTGAAAATCCTTCCGAAATTAGTTGCCGAATGGAAGGGCAAAATCCTTGATATCAAAGGGCCGCTCACACAGATTTCTGAGTCAGACATGGATGCTTTTTCAAAATGGTTTTATCTAAAAGCTATTGAAGTTTTCATGCCAACTGAACCGTTTAAACAGATTGAGAGATTAGAAAGACTTAAACAAGTTGCCAAGATTATCAAGCCACAGAAAAACGGCCAACCTAACCCCCGGCAAAAAGAATATTTAGACGTAGAGCGCGCGAAAGCCGTTCCGATTGAACAAATTTATAACTTCGAAAAGGAATTTCACTTTTCAAAAAAGATTAAAGCCGTCTGTCCGTTTCACGCAGAGGATACGCCATCGTTTTTTATTTATCGCGACACAAACACATATCACTGCTTTGGCTGCAAGGAAAGCGGGGACGTCATCAAATTTGTTATGACAATTCAGCAAACTGACTTTAACAGTGCCGTTAAATATCTCATGGGGGTTTAAATTGAAAGCTTCAGACTTCGTAAAGCAGCAATCAGAGTTATTGGACAACGAATCCATTATTCGCAGTTTTCCGCATCTTAATTGGGACACAAAGGGAAGGACTAAAGAGCTTCGGCCCACATACAACAACATCATCAACATCTTTAATTGCGATCCTGAGCTGGACAAGCTTTTTCGATACAACATTTTCACGGAAGACGTTGAGGTTGTCCGCCACGCAGTTTGGCATGAATTCGATTTGTTCCCAAAACATTTGGATGATCATGATCTTTTGCAAGTCAAAGAGTATCTTCGACGTTACAGAATCGAGCCAACAGTCAACACGATACACGAAGCCGTCATAAATATTGCTCTAAAGAACAAATACAACCCAGTTAAAGAGTACCTATCAGCCCTTAAGTGGGACGGTAACACCCGCCTTGAATGCTGGCTAACCTATTATTGCGGGGCTGATTTAAATCCATATACCCAATATGTTGGCCAAATGATCCTTGTGGCGGCTTGCGCGAGAGCGGACAAACCCGGCTGCAAATTCGATTACATGATGATTTTGGAGGGTAATCAAGGGATCGGCAAAAGCCAGCTTGTAGAAGTTTTAGGCGGCCAATGGTTCGGGGAAGTCAGTCTGCTGGATCGGGACAAAGAAACCGTTCAAAAGATTCAGCGCCACTGGATTATTGAAGTTCCCGAAATGCCATGTTTTGGCCGAGAAATTGAAAGCCTTAAGGCGTTTCTGTCAAACCGCGTTGATGAAGTCCGCCTTCCTTATCAGAGAACAACCCGCAAATTTCCTCGCAAATCAATATTTATCGGAACTATCAACCCAACAAACGCTGGCTATTTAACCGACAACACAGGAAACAGGCGTTTCTTACCCATTGAGGTTCGAAAGATAAAGGTCTCAGAGCTGGCCAGAGATCGCGACCAGCTCTTTGCGGAAGCCTTTAATCTCTATAAACAGGGATTCCCGCTCTATATCAAAGATGAAAAGATTCTAGGGTTAGCAAGTGAAGTACAGCAAAGCCGCGAAGCTCAGGATGAATGGGAGCCTACTATTTATCAATGGTTATTGATGAACCAGAGCAAGTTTGACGCAGTTTCGGCTAAAGATATTTACGTTGAGGCTTTAAAAGGGGCTGAAAAAGAGATGAACAGAAGCATTGCGTTAAGGATTGCCAATGTCATGAAAAAGCTTGGATTTGGCAAAACTAAGGTCACCAGAAAGAACGGCGAAACGTTCCGCGGATACTCATTAGAAAGTGTTACAGATAAACGCTGAAATGTTACAGATAAACGCAAAAATGTTACAGAAAAACGGGTTTGTTACAGATAAATCGGTAGATTTTGGAAAAAATTTTTTATTGTTACAGATAATTGGGTCGATTTTACTGTTATCTGTAACATTATCTGTAACAGTTAAGTTGTTTAAAATCAATGGTTTATAAAAATGTTACAACTGTTACAGATAATTAACCCAAAATAAATAAATAAATAAATATTTATATATATAAGCTCAAAGAGTTTTGCTCATTTTATCTGTAACATCTGTAACACTGTAACAAATGCCCAATATTGCACAGAAAAATCAACGAAAAAAACAAGCGAAAGGACGAAATATGACTAAATGGGTAGAGGATAAAATTATTAACAAAAACGACATGGACACGGGCTTCTTTGGGTGGGATGAGGAAGATGAGGGGCATTGATGAATAGCAACCCATGCCCTAAGTGTGGCGCGAGCTTGATTATCCAGCCTTCCGTGAGTCCTGATTTTCAGAAAGCCATATGTATTGCAAAGGTTTCAAAAAAGAGAGGCCAGCAGATGCTTGAAGTTAATTGTGGTTATGAAGAGTTTAGAAAGAAGGCTGTAGAAACCGGGGCCGTGTTGTGTGGCTGAGATTGGGGAATCTCTAGCGGCCCCTTAATATTTGGAGAGTCAGAATCCGCATCTTGCCACGTATAACCTAAGTCGTGTCACGGTTAATCTGCTCTCCATTCTTAAATAGGAAGGATTCTTAAATGTTGATTTGCTTATTCTTAACCATTGTTTTTATCGGAGTCACACCAGCATCGGCCGAAATGCAGCCTTGCATTGTCGAAACTTCAAGAAGCTACTGGGAAGAGAAGATTGAGCATTTTGACCGCAAAGATGAGGCTGAAACCTTTTTATCTGGCCGTAACGGGCGCGTGGAGGCGTTACCAGATGGAAAGTATCTGGCTATTTATAAGGTATGGGTTCAGACGGCCAGCATTCCAGATGATTGCCATTCAGAAGTTCATGTTGTTTGGCATGGAGAAGACAAGTGAAAGACCAGTTCCTAAGCTTATTATCCAGCCGACCCGTAGCTTTAATCCTTCAGGGCCATTCACTATCTGATTTTGAAGCTCATCGTGAGGAGTTGATCAAATTCCCCATGTGTTACGGGGCTATAAACGACTATTCAATCGCTGAAAGTGTTTTGGGTCGTGAGGTTGACTTTGTTTTAGCGTTCTCTCCTGAGAATACATACCAGCGGGGAGAGACAGGATCAAGGTTAACGTTATGGGATGCGCCGGCCCGCGGTTACAACTCGTTACATGAGTTCTTGCTGATGTGTATCGAATGGCAGGTTCCAAAAGTCCTTTTGTTTGGCGCTGATGGATACTCCGATGATTACCGGCCTTACTACAAGTCAGGGATCAACATTAAGCAGGTCAGGATCCATAAGGATGACACAGAGATTTTTAACAAGAAGTTCCCCGTGGAACATGGGAAAACTCAAATTATTAATGTTTCGCCTAAGTCTAAATATAGGACATTTGTAAAAGTTTCCTATGCGGAGTGTCTAAAAATACTAAATGAAGATACATATCCTAAAAACTGAGATTAAACACTGCATTTGGTACAGCAACACTCGCAAGAGGTGGTGTTTTAAGTGCCGGAAACGCCTTGTGCATCACAAGATCATGATTTGCTGGACTGATTATCATTACGAGCCTTCGCATGATTTGCTCTGCTCACAGTGCGGGGAAAACCATTTAAGGATGTGGTGAGAAAGGGAAAAATTCAAAATGATCGAGAATCACGTCACTTAACCCAAGAGAAGGAGGAAAAGAAATGAGAATCAGCCAGATATTAGACGGTGTTTTTAGAGCTGGTTATAAGGCTAAAATGTTAGGAAGGGCAGAACATGCATTGGCTATTTCAGACGCCGAAGCCAAGACCAAGACGCTGGTAGATGTAAATACCCTTAATCGAATCATAATAGATTTCATAAATACTGGTGAACGCTCCTACGGATTTAGAACAGGAACAGCATCACACGAAGATGACACTATGTTATTAGCCAAAACTTTAAAACAACATATCGACAGCCTGTGAGGGGAATCATGAACCAAGAAACTAAAGAGATGGTGGATCGAATAAGTAGGGACGTTGAGAAATTCATACCACATTACTACTGCGAAGACTCATGGTATTCGTGCCCAAAAGATCAATGGGGGTGTGCTGATGATACAAAAAAGGAGGATCAATGTTATTGCGGGGCCGAAAAAGAAAGAGAGCTATTAGCAAAATACATTCTCTGCAAGGAACTAGAGGCAAGGATTGAGGAACTAGAACAGCTCCCCACTGGATATTTTGATAGCACACCATATAAACAAAAGGCGATAGAAAATATCAAAGCCCAACTCAAGGAGCTAACGGAATGAGCTTAGACAAGCGAAAGGGGAAGCAATGGATGAAATAAGCAAAGAAGACAGAGCGATTCTTGAGAAGTTAAGAACATTTCCGACATTTACAAGAATAATTGAAGACAGGATTGACAGTTATTGTCGGGCTCAGATGATTACCAGTCGTTTATCAATAGAACTTCAGGTTCTGGGCATTCTAAAAGAGCTTAGTCGGAATATTAAATAAAAGGGGGAAGCAATGAAATGGATATTGATGCTCATTCTACTCCTAGCCTTCCCCGCCGAGGCTTACGTAACAGTCGAAGAGCAAGAAGAATATAAATACGAGTGCCAGGCTAAATGCTATGTCCCGTGTCCTGATGATATGAACGTTAATCAATGTATGGACTTAATGAACCTATGTACCGAAACGTGCATAGAAAAGAAAATCGGGTTGCTGATGCTCGAAGAAATGGAAAGAGCGATCAAGCAAGAAAAGCTAAAGGAGGTTACGCCGTGAACATTCTGACGAAGCCTCTCATATTGTGGAACATTATAGATCAGTTAGTTGCTACTTTTATAGTTATCGCTATTTATCTAATCATTACAAAATTATTTTTCAAAAAATGACGCGCAAGCAGCAAATCATCGAGGTCTTGAAGTCCCGGTATTATCTTTTCGATGAAGATTATCCAACAGCAAATCTGTTCTGTGAATTTGAAAAGATGGCTGATGAGATTATCGAAAATGAGAATCAATGGATTCTAAGCCAAATAAAGTCAAAACAATCGGAGGTGTGCAATGGTTCAGGAAGTTCTTGATTTGCCTTGGGTAGATTTGTTTTGGTTTTCTCTAAAGGTTTCATCGGCGTGGGCAGTATCGATTTTTATTATCGTTTTTGGGTTTAAGATCATCGAAGCAATATTAAATCGTTAAAAGAAGGGTGGTGGGGAGAGTATGAAGCTTGAAGCAATTAAAACCTATCAAGGATGGCAAGTTCAGGTTAGTGAGGAAGCTGTCTTTGAAAGTAAAGAAAAGGTTATAAATCACGTAAAAAATCTAGGAATGGATATTGTTATCAATTCCGAGCAAGTTGTGATCGCAGAAAGGCTGGTTTCAAATGAAGTTGAGGCTGTCAATAATCCTTCCGAGCCTAAGACCTCGCAATGCTGTTGAGTGTATCTGCAACATTCTTGTGATGTCATCAAGTTTTGTTGATCTTGAGACTATTCTTGTAACAGCTCCTGAAGTGGATTTTGGAGATGATATTGATTGTTTATCAAGAATAACGAAATTAATAGTCATGCCAAGATCGGGCGTTGTCGAGGCCGTAAACGCTGGATACCGCAACTCAAGCGGCGATATCGTAATGACGATATCTGACGAATGCCGTTTTTACCGTGGATGGCTTGATGAGATGGTCAGGCAGCTTGAGGATGACACCATACTCTCACCATTAGTTTCGCCGTATTCTCCATTTCATTATTACGGAAAGACGTTTTCGCCTTTTCCGTTTCTCAAGAGATCGTTGGTTGAAAGAATCGGAGTCGGCTATTTATTCGATCCAAGTTATAAGTGTTACTACGCTGATCCGGACTTGTCTTTAAGAGTTATTGAAGCCGGCGGCCGCGTTAAGGTTTGCGAAAAGGCTGAAGTTTTTCACCCTTACGTTCCAGATCAAATTCACGTTTCCAACAAAAATTCTTATGTTGAACAAGACAGGGAGGTCTTCAAAAGACGATGGTCCCATCTAGGAGAGTTCAAAGACCCGTGATAGATTTTGATAATCCCGCTCCAATTGCTTACAGTATGTTCGCCAAAAACGTAAAGAATCATCTCGATTATGTCGTCGAGAGTGGTGGAGTGGTGGAAATTAGGCGAAGAAACCAAGTATTCGAAATCCGATTAAAAAAAGTTATTGACATATCAAAAAATCGGCATTGAGATAAGAAGTATCAAGGGATAATCCGTTTAGTTTCTAAGAAAAGCCGAACCCGCGCGCGGCGGTCGTTCGGCTTTTTCTTTTTAAAACATTGTAGGCCTTTGTTGGTGCGAACATTACCCTCAACTCTATCTAATTCCAATGAAAAGATGTTTCGCTGACCGATGAAGGCCTATTTTTATTTCTATGGGAAACCCAAATCCTGATCAAAGCGGTCTTGTGTATTTTAAGAAGGGTCAAAGCGGAAATCCTAAAGGTAAGCCAAAGGGAACCCGTAACTTTAAGACCATTCTTAACGAATATCTCGATAAGAATGTTGATTTTAAAGACCCGGTAGAAAAGAGGAAGGTTAAGAAGTCGCTCCGCGAGGTCGTGGCGCTCTCATTGTTATCAAAAGCGGTTAAAGGTGACCTTAACGCTATATCACAAGTCATGGATCGCGTTGATGGTAAGCCTGTACAGGTTAATAAAAACGAAAACAGTTTTACTGACATCGTTATCGGGCTTCCAGCGGGAATGGTTAAAAATGACCTTGAATGAGAATCGATCTTTCGCGTTTGCCAGAGGTTATAAATTCAAAGTATTTGCCGCTTCTCACTGAGAAGAATCGTTATTTGACAGTTTATGGATCAGCCGGATCGGGGAAAAGTCACTTCTTAGCTCAAAAGTGGATAATCCGAATTCTTATCGCAATGGAAAGCGGGAAGGTTCACAGATTTTATGGATTCCGAAAAACTCAACCCGCCGTTAGAAAGTCAGTTTTTCCGTTAGTTAAGAAATACATAAATGACTGGGGGCTGGATCATCTCGTAAAGATTTATAAGCAGGAAATGATCGTAAGTTGGACGGGTGGATCGGAGATCATGTGTTTAGGTCTCGATGAACCAGACAAGCTTAAATCTATTGAAGGGATGACAGGGGCGTGGTTAGAGGAAGCAACAGAATTTACTCTTGATGACTTCACGCAAATTGATCTTCGCATCCGAGGCGAAACTGATTCATATAAACAAATATTCTTAAGTTTCAACCCGATATCAAAGCTTAATTGGGTTTATCGGGAGTTCTTTGAGAAGCAAAAAGGCGTTCGGGTTCATACGACCTATAAAGATAACAAGTTCCTCGACAAAGAATATATCGAGATTCTTGAGGGTTTAAAGGATCAGGACACCTCTTACTATCAAATTTATGCGCTTGGAGAGTGGGGAAGTCTTCAAGGGCTTGTATATAACAACTGGGATGTTGTGGATGAGTTCCCCGAGAATTGCGACGAAGTTATTTATGGTTTGGATTTCGGATTTAACAATCCTACAGCTCTTTTAAAGATCGGCATCAAAGATAAAGTCAATGTTTACATCGAAGAGCTTATTTACGAGTCAAAGCTGACAAATACCGACCTTATTAGTCGGATAAATGAGCTGATGCCAGAAAAGCAGATATTAATCAAAGCCGATAGTGCCGAGCCTGACCGGATTGAGGAAATCACAAGAGCCGGTTTTTGGATTGAGGGCGCGAGGAAGGGACGAAACAGCGTTAAGGATGGAATTGACGTTGTAAAGCGCAAGAAATTACACATCACAAAGAACTCAGTTAATGTCATCAAAGAAATTCAATCATACAAGTGGAGAGAAGCTAAAGACGGTAATCACATAGATGAGCCGCTTAAGTTTCTTGATCATTCGATGGATGCGCTTCGGTATGGTATCGGTGACATGGAGGAAAGCGAAATTCTAGTATGGGATTTATAGCAAAGATAAAGAACGCATTCGAAGAAAAGCTCGTGAATTATGTAAATCAAAAGAGCTTTGAGAAGCTTTGGAGTATTCGAAAAGAGTATTTGCTCTTTAACAATGGAGTTTCAAATCCATATCAACAGGTTTCTTCTGTTTTTATGGCTATTCGCGTTATGGCGGACAACGTAACGCAGGTTGATTTTAAGTTCTACAAAGACGGAACCGAGAACGAGGTTAAAGACCCGAGACTAAAGAGATTGTTCAGCAATCCTAACCCGATGATGTCATTCTCTGAACTTCTCGAGGCTACGGTGATTTTTCACAAGATTTACGGTGAGAGTTTCTGGTTAATTGAAAGTTCGTTAGGTCAACAAGCTGGGACAAATGCAGCGCCGGCTGAGATTTGGACGTATAGCCCCACTAAATTCAGTGAGATTACCGAAAACGGAATGCTTACGGGTTGGCGTTATGGGACAAACCGCTTATCGATGGATCAAGTTGTCCATTTCCGGGATTTCAACCCAAATAACGAATATAGAGGTCTTTCCAGTCTAAAACCTTTGGAACAGGTTATTGATATTGACTGGCTAAGTCTTTGCTACAACAAAGTTTTCTTCCAGAACGATGCAACGCCCGGCTTCATGCTGAGTACGGACAAGAGCTTGTCAGAAGTCCAGAGAAACAGGCTGACGGAATGGATTGAGAAACGCCACAAAGGGGCCAGTAACGCTTTTAAAACGGCCGTTCTTGAGGCTGGACTTAAGCCGGTGACCGTTGGCGCTGATCATCAGAAGATGCAATTTCTGGAAACCCGCAGATATAACCGTGAAGAAGTTTTGGGTGTGTTTAGAGTTCCAAAAGCGCTATTTTCCATCACAGATGATTTAAATTACGCAACGTTTATGGGCCAGAAGAAAGTTTTCTGGACTGACACGATCATGCCGATTATGAGGCGGATCGAGAGTGAGATCAACTCCCAATTCATGAACAAGTTCTTTCCGGGGGTTGTTATTCGTTTTGATTATTCAAACGTTCTGGCTCTTCAAGAAGACCTTAAGGAAAAGCTGGACATGGCCCACAAGTATAAAGATTTGGGTTATCCGTTGAACATGATTAATAAGCGATTGAATCTTGGCATGGAAGAAGTTGCTTGGGGTGATGTGGCTTGGCTTCCAGCGGGGACTGTCCCAATTAGTTCCGATGAAAACCCGTTGTTAAGTCTTCAAGATTTAAGCGATGAAGACGAGGAGAAGTCATTTAGCTTTAAGGATTTGGACGATAAGAAGTCTATTGAATACAGCCAGAAGTTTTTTATCGCAAAGCAAACTCGCCTTGAGATGAGGATGGAAGGAAAGATCGGGAAGTTCTTCCTTGATCAGAAAAAGAGACTTCTGGACACGATCAATCAGAAGGGTATTTCGAAGGATATTAACGTTTCTTTTAATTGGGACAAAGAATCTGACGACTTCGCAAACTTAATGAAGCCTTTTATACGTGATGGGATTTCGGCGGGAGTGGCGGCTGGAAAGAATCAAATCGGTGTGAATGTTGAGAACGAGAATTTATTTGAGACAAGGCTGACTTCTTATTTAGCGCTTCGCACGCAGGCCAGCAAAACAATCATTGATCGATGGGGTAAGAGCATTACGAATCTGATCAATCAGAGTATTTCGCAAGGCGACAGTATCAACACTTTATCTGAAAAGATAAGCCGACAATATAACGTGATCGGAAACAAAGCAAAGATGATCGCTCGCACAGAATCAACGGGGGCGATTAATGGCGGAACGGTTGAATATTACGACGAAATCGGCGTTGAAAAGAAGGTATGGTTGACCGCGGGAGATGAGGTTGTCAGAGAAAGTCATCAGGAACTTCATGGAATGTCAGTCGGAGTAAAACAGAAGTTTCCAAATGGCTTGGATTATCCCGGCGGTGAAGGGCCGGCTGAAGAAGTCATAAATTGTCGTTGTTCAATGTATGGGAAATTAATTTAGGGGGTAGTCAATATGGCTCAAGTCCTTGGAAAGAATAAAGATGGCGTCGAAATCTTAGGTTACGACATGCCGGATGTGGTGTGTAAGGCCGTTGGAGATGATGAGATTGAGATTGTTGGATCGACTGAACATCCTGATCGTGATGGCGAGGTTTTACGTCTTGACGGATGGGATTTAAAGCAATTCAAAAAGAATCCGGTTGTTTTGCCATCCCATATGTATTGGGAACCGGCAATCGGTAAAGCTAAAGTTCGAATTGAAGACAACAAATTGATCTTCAAGATTCTTTTCCCGCCGTCAGGAGTTAATCCCGTGGCTGATGTCTACAAGGGTTTGTATAAAGGCGGGTTCATGAACGCTTCGAGCGTTGGGTTCTTACCGCTTGATTATAAGTGGGGTGAAGGCCCAAAAGACCCGAAAAGAACATTTCTTAAACAGGAGCTTCTCGAAATTTCTCTTGTGAGCATTCCCGCAAATCCAAATGCTTTGGTTACGGAAAAAGGCATTGCTGAAGCTATCAGCAAAGGCGCCATTAATAACAACGATATCAAAGTTATGGAGCGGTTAATCAAAGATTGCTTCGAGAAGAACAAGGAAAACAAATTTTTCTTTATACCTGATGTCAAAGAAGTTGATGCGAATGAAGAATTAGAGCAGGAAACGAATCGGATCAAGCAGATCGCAAAGGAAGCATTCGCTGAGTATTTAAAAGACCATGAGGAAGACCTTGTCAAACGAGTGGTTGAGATCGTTGAAAAAGATATTGAAGCAATAATGAGCCGCAAAGATGGCCATTACATAGATTCGTTGATTAATGATCAGGTGCCAGAGAGCACAACTGAGGCCATTAATCAATTAGGTCAGAAGTTAAAGGAACAGTTCACTAAGGTTTAAAAATTAACGCCTAATAGGCGCGAAAGGATCGACAACATGGAAAAAGAACAACTTTTGAAGATGCAAGAGACCCTTCAGAAATCAATCAATGAAGGATTGGAAGCTGTCAAATCATCTTTCGGCGAGCAGTTAAAGAAATCTCAAGATGAGCTTTCCGCAAGCCAAAAGCAGCTTGAAGAAATCAAAGAAAAATTAGCGAAGTTAGAGTCTTTACCCGTTAAACGAGTAGGCGCTCCCGCAATTGTAGGATCGAATAAATATAAAGGCTATAACCTCAATCATCAGGGTCAATCGATTCGTGGAAAGATGTCCACTTTACGGACACTGAACAACGAAGAATCAGTTAACGAGTTCAGCAAGTTCATGATCGACGTCATGAAAGCATCAGCTTTACAAGATATGCAAGCAAAACAAGACTTGCACGAGTTTTATAAGAATTATGCAGCCAAAGCCACGATGGACGCTGGAACAAACGCCGAAGGCGGATATTTAGTTCCTGACGAATTCGCCTTTGATATCGTTGACATCGGTCGCGATCGTACATTCGCTTTAAATCAGTGTACGGTTGTCCCTATGTCATCTGACACTTTGAAGCTGCCTACAGAGTTGACCCTTGCATCTGTCAACTGGGTTGCTGAAGCCGCTCAAATGACACAAGGCGAGCCTACTTTCGGTCAAGTTACTTTGACAACGAAAGATTTAACCGGCTATGCAATAGCCACAAATCAATTGTTAAGAGACAGCGCTATTGACGTTGTTTCGCTTTTAACAGAGCAATTCTCTTATGGAACCCTTCTCGAACTTGATAATCAAGTCCTAAACGGTACCGGAAGCCCTGTTTCTGGTGTCTTAACAGCAGCCGCTGGAAAGTCCGTCGTTATGGCAACTGGATTGTCAAACTTCAGCTCCATCAGTTTTGGAAACATCAACGAGATGATTTCCTTAATTCCCGCCGGGTTGGATTACAACTTAACGATGATTTTCAATAAATCAATCAAGCGATTCCTCCGAGATGTTAAGGACAGCAACAATCGTTACATCCTTAATGATCCGGGCGCTATCACACCTGGAACCGTTTGGGAAGTGCCTTACATCACTTCATCTAAAGGCCCAAGTTCAACTGGCGCAAGTACAGCTTTCGTTGTTGTAGGAAACTTTAAGTATTTCTACATCGGACGCCGAATCGGATCTATGAGAATCGATGTCGATCCATACGGCCGTTTCGATTACAACGAAACACGGTTCCGCATGGTGACCGCATGGGGCTTGAACATTGCTCAAGCTAATGCGTTCTGCCGATTGGTAACCGCGGCCTAGTTCGTAGTTTAAAGAAATCAGCGGGGAGGAAACCCTCCCCGCTTTCTTAAAACAACATGAAAATCAGTCTCGCAATTAATTCTAAAAATCCGGTTGAGGAATGGCTCGACAAATGCATCGAAACAGCGATGGATTTTGACGAAATCCTTGTTTATCTCGATGGCGATAGTCGGGCCAGTAAAACCGTAAGCAATCACGTAAAGATTCTTAGTGATGGTAAGGAAAGGACAATCGTCGAAGGATTTAATCACGTAATCGCTCAAACAACGGGTGACTGGGTTTGTTCATTTTGTGATGACGATTATTTTTCACTGGTAAATTTACGACACCTTTTGAGTTTGATGAGAAAGCATCGGTTCGCAGATAACGCTGATGTTATCCATTTTCCAGTTTATCTAACAAGCGGTGGATCGTGGGGGCATTTTGAGAGCGTAACCCCTGAAATGCTACACGAAAATAATTATTTGCCTCACGGAAGTTTTATTAGAAGAAAGCTTTTTGATGATTTAGGTGGTTACAGAATTGATCCGGCTGCTGATTGGAACTTGTGGCTGAGGGCCGCAAAGAGTGGGGCTAGATTTAAATATTTTGATAAGCCAGTTTATTACTTCCGATACGGACATGAAAGATCGGCATGGCAAAAGCAGGTTAATCAATACGGTCAGAACGTTATCAAGGAAATGGTACTTCAGAATGCGTAAAGAGATTATCTTTGTCGCGGACTTTTTCGCAGATGAAATTTTGGGAGGAGCTGAACTAACAAGCGAAGCTCTGATCAATGCCGCTTCGATGACTGTTCATAAGGTTAAAGCCATTGAAGTAACAAGAGATTTTATCCTCAGCAATAAAGATAGTTTTTGGGTTTTCGGCAACTTTACCCAATTTAAATATCTGTACTTAAAGGACGTAATCGAAAACTTAAATTATGCCGTGATCGAATACGACTATAAATTTTGTATTTATCGGTCAATCGAACTTCATAGGGCGATGGAATCCGCAGATTGCGATTGTCACAGATACTTCGGAAAAGAGATTGCGAACTTTTATAAGAATGCGGCCGTCGTTTTTTGGATGAGCGCGCAGCAAAGAGATTTGTATCTTGAGAGGTTTATCACGTTAACAGAGGCCAACAATATCATTCTTTCCTCTGTATTTGATCCAAAAGACATTCAAAAAATCAAAGATATTAGAGAACAGAGCAATGAACGCTCCGGGTGGTTAATTGTTGATTCATCTTCATGGATTAAAGGTGTGGAGGATTCTGTTTCTTATTGTGAGAAGAATGGTCTTACAAAGAGGATAGTCTCAAATCTGAAGTACGACCAATTACTTCAAGAGCTTGGCCGATGCGAAGGTGTTGTGATGATGCCAAAGGGCGGAGATTCTTGTCCGCGTTTAGCGATTGAGGCAAAGCTGGCAGGATGCAAGCTTATTTCAAACGATAACATTCAACAAAAGGGCGAAGAGTGGTTCGAGGGATCAGTCGCAGAGATGGAAAGATACTTGCTAAATCGACCTTCGCTTTTCTGGGGAACAATTGAAAGATTAATGATGGAGGCCGTCAATGATCAAAAATTATTTATATAAAAATCCTTTGTCGAAAGAGATTTTAAAGTTTCCGACTAAAACAGACCGAAGCTGTTTAATCAGCAACGTTCGGCTGGAATACGTTGGAGAGGAAGGCGAAGAACAGAAGGAACAAGATCAGATTGCAGAGCAAAAGAAATCCGGAACTAAAAAGAATGCAAAAAATTAAAGTCCAGTGGACAACCAGAGAGCATGACATTGTTGGAAACGCTCTAGGATACAATCATCATAATTCTTCAATGAAGAAGTTTTGTGAAGAATATTTTGAATATTCTGACGATGCAGATATTGCCGTCAGTATTTGTCCCGCCGACCTTTTCGTTCCAGTTCCCGGCAAACTCAACGTTCTCTTCACAATGTGGGAGTTCTTAGAGCTTCCAAATAAATATATACAGCGCATTAATCGGGCGGATGTCTTAGTTGTTCCCTGTTCTTTTTGCCGGGACTTATTTTCACCCGCTTTTAATGGGCCGATATATGTTTGCCACGAAGGGGTTGATGAAAACATTTATAAGTTTAAGCAGAGATCGCTTCCTCGCGTAAATATGGGAGAAAAATTCCGATTCCTTTGGGTTGGCGCGCCAAATCCACGCAAAGGATATCAGCTTGTAATTGAAGTTTTGAAGGTTCTTGAAAATAACCCTCATGTTGAAATTTACATGAAGACCACAACGCCAAAGTTAAACCGCAAAGAATATGTGCCTAAGCTTTGGAAGAATCGTCGAAAATTGCGGCAAGAAAATCACGCTCAATATAAGGAAATGCTTAAACGTGCAAAGAATCCAGATAATGCGGACAAAGTTATCGTATTAGGTAAGCACAACAATGTTGTTTGGGATTCGCGAAGGCTTCCTTTGCCTGAGTTGATCAACCTTTATGAGTCTTCACATTGCTTTTTATTCCCCACATTCGGCGAAGGATGGGGTCTTACCTTATGCGAAGCAATGGCAACGGGTATTCCATCCATTGCAACGCCGGTTACTGGATGCCGAGATTATTTCGATGATTCCGTTGGATATGAGATCAATTACAAAGTCGTAAGCCAACAGCTTTTAAATTATGAAATGATCGCAGAAGGGTATTGTCCCGATGTTAACGACCTACTGAGAAAGATGTTGATGGTTATGTCGAATTATTCAGTGGCGTTAAAAAAGGGTCAAAAGGCAAGTTCACGAATTTTAAATAAATTTACATGGAAACAATCAGCACAAAGATTTTATCAAATCATACAAGACGTCAAGGCAAAGAAAATGGAGGGTTGTTATGTTTAAGAAAGTATCGATTTTGGTTTTCCTATTGCTCGCTTTAGTGGGCAACTCGTATGCAAAAACAGAAACCGACGCAAACGTCGCAGGTTCGCAAGTGATCTATGGTTACAGCGGATCAAGTATTGTGCCGGTGAAGGTCAATTCCTCCGGATACTTGGTTACAAGCTCAACTTCAGTAACTGTATCAAGAAAAGAATCTTCTCAAAATTTATCCTCCGCAGCCATGAACTACACCACAAACTTCTCAGATAAGGTCAGGGTTCGGGCGATCTTTGTTCATGCCAGCGTGGCTATTACTGAAACAGTGAAGATTTATTTGGATAGTTTAACAAATGCTACATACGACACCTTGTTAGTAAGCCAGGGGTTAACTTCTCAGCAAGATCTTTTCTATCTTCCAGAGGGTGGAATCATCTTAGAAGATGGCGATGAATTAAATATTACTGTTACAAACGCAAATGCAACTGGGACGGTTTACGTAACAGTTATGGCCGAAACTTTAAACTAAAAATATTATTCGGAGGCAACTGATGAAAAGGTTTTTAACTCTCCTATTGATGATCTTGGCTTCGGCCTCACCGGTTTTGGCCGAAATTCGTGTTGGCGGCGTTGATGTGAGCGGTTTTCAGGGGCCGGCATCATCAACCGATAACGGAATTGTTCGATTTGACGGAACCGGTGGAAGAACGGTTCAGAACAGTACAAATGTTGTCATTGATGACAATGGAAATGTTGGGATTGGAACCACTTCTCCAATTGCACAGCTACATATCGGATCGGCTACGGCAGGTATTATGACGTTATTGAGAGAAGACACCGCAACAACTGCAAACGAAGTCTTAGGTGAAGTTCGTTTTGATGCTGACGATTCTGTGTCTACGTCAGACGCTGCTGCTGTAATTCGAGCGATAGCTACGACTAATCACGGAGTGAATAACAAGGGTGGCTCACTGCTGTTTATGACCAAAAATACAACCTCAAACGCCAGTGGTGCAGTACTAGAACGTATGCGTATTGATAGTACTGGCAACATTGCTATTGGAGGGATGTCTACAGCCGAATCTTTGTTAGAAGTGCAGGGGTCTGAAGGGCTCGATGCTGCTTTGACGTTAGACGCAGATGATGGTGATGACTCAGGGGATACATGGTCTATTGCATCTAAAGCTAATCCAAATAGTTTTGATATATCAAACGAAGCCAACGTCCGACTTAGCATCGATTCTTCAGGTAGAGTCGGTATTGGGATAACTGATCCGACAATGCCTTTAGTTGTACCTACTACATCTGTTACAGCAAACAGCGGCGAGCAACTTGGTTTACGTAGTAGCCGAGCAGCCATCGTAACAGGAGATTTGATCGGTGGGATTTCCTTCCGTTCAAATGATACAAACTTGACAGCTCCTGGATCAGCAGCAGCGACATTCTCTGCTGTAGCTGGTGGTAACCATACAGCATCATCTCTTCAAACAGATTTTGTTTGGTACACCACGGCGAGTGCTGCAACAACTCCGTCAGAAACAATGCGGTTAACTGGGGCAGGTGCGTTATCTGTTATTTCCCTTACATCAACAAATGGAGCAACATTTGGAGGTGCCACAGGGGCAAAAACTGTGACCATTTCCTCGACAAACAACGAAGCTGGGTTAATCGTCGATTCAGATACAACGTCGGCTTCATCGACCCGTGACGCCTACATTAAGTTGCGCACAGACAACACCGATAAATGGATTCTTGGGATGGATGACAGCAACAATGACAACTTCATCATTTCTTCAGGAGGAACACTTGGAACCAATGATTATTTTAGTATTAACTCAAGTGGAAATGTTGGAGTTGGAACCAATGCACCCGTGGCTTTGTTAGAAGTTAATGGAACAACAAAGTTTAATGGGATAGTCAATTTGAATGGTCAAAGATTGTCAGGTGATGGCGGGACAGAGGGTATTTATGTTGATTCCAACGGTAACGTTGGCATCGGCACAAACAGCGCTCCGACGGATTTAGCTATTCGAGGAGTAAATGACGCTGATGATAACGCAGTTGTTACTATCCAAACCTCCACAAATGATGTCGGCCTGGCTGGATTTTTGTTGGATGAAACAAATGCTCGTGGAGTTGACATTTATTATCGTGCGGCTGGAAACGACCAATTCCGTATCGACACGGGATCGGCTGCCTTTGGATCAAAGACAAACTCTATGACGTTCTTGAGTGACGGTGGGTATATCGGTGTCGGTACAACAGGGCCAATGGCACAGCTTCACATCGCAAATAAAAAGACGTTAATGATGACGCCTACTGATACACCTGATCCATCATGTGCAACAGCAGTAGAGGGAACACTGTATTACGATGACTCAATGAGTGAGTTATGTATTTGTAACGGAACAAACTACATTCAAATTGATGGTGGTGGTAACTGTACGTAAGGAGGATGTATGAAAAAATTAATTACGATTTTGACTCTGTTTATAACGACTTCTGCTTTTGCTCAAACCGTTGAAAAAGTTACGGATGAATCATACGCAAAGCAGCAGGAGATTGTCGTTAATTGCAATGAGACGTTTCAGAGGAAGGCTTCGATTGAGGCTCGCATTGCTGGCGCTCAAACAGAACTAGAAGAAGTTGAGGCTGAAATAGAGGCAGCTCAGGCCGTAGGAAGTTGTTTAAGCGAATAGGAATCTGTGATGACAAGAACCGTTCAAAAATACATCGATATTTTTGTAAAGATCGTCACGGTCGTTGTTGTACCAATAGCATCATATGGTTTTTACAAGTTAGAAACCATTAATGATGAATCGATAAAGCGAGACAGCGCGATCATCGAAATGATAAATGATGATCGCGTTAAGATTGCAGAGATTAAGGCAATGGGAATAAAGATTGACTATATGTTACAGGACATGGCTGAATTCAAGGCCTTGTTAAAAAGGACGGTTCCTTAATGCCATTTACAACCGTAGCAAGCATAAAAACAAACTTCAATATGACGTTATCGACACACGATACTTTGCTTGGAAACCTTATTACTCAAAAGGAAAAGCAAATCAAAGTGTTTTGTGGTCGTGACTTCGAACAGACAACTTACAACTCAAATGACGAGAACTCGCTTTATGACGGTGACGGTACGGATACTCTTCTTTTAAGGCAGTTTCCTATTGTCAGCGTCACTTCTCTTTTTGATGATCCAGATCGTTCATATGGCGCATCTTCTCAAATAAGTTCGAGTGATTATATGATTTATGCGAATGAAGGGAAGATTGTTTTAGACGGTCTTACTTTCACAAGGGGAAGGCAGAATATTAAGGTTGTCTACAGTGCCGGGTATTCAACAATACCCGAAGATTTAAAAAGTGCTTGTGAGATGCTTGTGTTTGCTGATTACATCGAACACATCGCACAGGTTAACACAGCCGTTTCAGACGAGATTATTTATAAGCCGGATAAGTTGCGGGCCGAGGCGTGGAAAATCATCGAACTCTATAAACGATATGCTTGATCTTCAAATTTCGCCATCAGATATAAATCGGTTGAAGTCAAAGCTTGACCGTGTCAATCCAGCCAAAAAGGCTAAGGCGCTTGTTCGAGCGATGGACAACGCCGGGCTTTTAGTTGAGAGAAGGTTGAAGACAAATTTATCAAACAAGATTCTAAAACGGCGCACTGGCCGTTTAGCACAAAGCATTGGCAGCAAAACCGTGTTTGAATCGGGCGGGATATTAACACAGGTGGGAAGCGGGGTTAGAACTGGAAAACGTGTTGCGTATGCCAACATTCTTGAAACTGGCGGAACGATTCGAGCTAAAAATAGAAAGTATTTAACCGTTCCGTTGCCGGGAGCATTAACACCGGCAGGAGCAACGCGCTATCCATCAGCTCGACAATACCCGAACACCTTTGTTAGACGTAACAAAAATGGGAACTTGATCATCTATGAGAAGCGCGGAAAGAAGTCAATCAGGCCCTTATTTGTATTAAAAAGGCAAGTTACTATTCCGGCAAAAAAATACCTTTCTTCAACATTGAGCGAAGTTAAATCAAGGATTACCGACGTTATCTTAGGATCGGTGGATAGAGAGTTAAATGGCTAGTACGGACACTATAATCGCACAGATAAAGACACAGCTTCAAAACAGTTCAGCTTTAAGTTATGTGGATGACAACCTCATCTTCTTAGGGGCGCGTGACACAATCAATCAGTTCCCCGCAATCGTACTTGAGCCGCTACGGGTTGACGAATCTAGTGAAAGAGACGTTTATCAATCGGTTGATTTACGAATATTCTTTGCGGTTATTGGATACGTAAACATACCCGACCCGAGTTATCAGATGGTTGGCGATGGCAGCTCCATTAAAGGGATTCTCGATGTTGAGAATGATATTAAAAAAGCCATTTCAGGTGACCGTACACTAGGCGGGAACGCAATTTATACATGGATTAGAACATCAACATTTGACCTGGATCAATTTCCTGTTCGTAGCGTTGGAATTGAAATCGAGGTTCTAACAAGACAAACAGACACTACACGTTAAAAGGGGGAACAGATGCCAAAGGTAATTCATAGACAAGTTTTGTTTGCTAAGAAGGAAACGACTTACGGGAGCGATCCAACGCCAACGGAATCAGCAAACGCAATCATCGCCATTAATCCGCGAGTGAAAGAAGTTTTTCAGGCCGCGGAAAGAAATTTATCGCTAAAAACATATAGTAAAAAAGCGTCTTTGGCCGGTATGAAGATGATCGAAGTTACGTTTCAGACTGAGATTTTCGGTTCTGGATCAGTTGGAACAGCTCCACGCGTTGGGGCTTTGTTTCAAGCTTGCGGCTTTTCTGAAACAGTCGCTGCTTCAAGCGTTACATATGCGCCCGCATCATCTCCAATAAGCTCATGTACGCTTTATTTTTATCTGGATGGTAGACGGCATAAGATTTTGGGAGCCGTAGGAAACGTCAAGCTAACTCTACAAGCGGGACAAATTGGACTGGCTGAATGGACGATGCAGGGATTATATGCTGATCCTACTGATACAGCTCTTCCTAGCCCGACTTATGAATCAACCACACCGCCGGTATGTAAGGCTGGAACTTTATCCGTTAATGCCGTGACAAGTCTGATCGCCGAGAAGATCGAAATCGACATGGCCAATGTCATTTCACAGCGGCCTTCGCTCAGTTCTTCAAACGCCTTGGCTGGATTGTTCATTACTTCCCGCAAACCGAATCTAAGTTTTGATCCAGAAATGGTCAATATTAGTGATTACGACTGGCGCGCTGATGTTTTGGCATCACCTAGAGCGTTTTCTTATGTCTTAGGAGCTACGGCTGGAAATATTCTGACTTTATCAGCTCCAAAGTTTAATGCAGTTGACATCGAATATGGTGATCGTGATGGGATCGCAATCGAAACTATTAAAGGGGAATTGGCTTCAAACTCTGACGCTGGCGATGATGAATTAACGCTTGTGTACACTTAATTAAAAATTGATGGAGGGGTTTTATGATTGGCATTATCGATATTGAGCAGCGAATTGAATTTGTATCAAAGGACGATAACACGGAACCAAAGACCGTGTTTGTGCTTCGGCCTTTAAGCGGAGCTGACATGATTGATCTTTCTCAATTCGCCGAAGATGGCGTTCTTAACCTGAAGGGTGATTATCTGATCAACATGATCGACAAGTCCACCGTTGAGATTAAGAACATTAATTCAGCTCTACCGAAAAGAAAGATCATCGAATCCCTCCCGGTTGGCGTTATTACTGAACTTGTAGCAAAAGTCGGTGAGATTAACAACCTCACGGAGCAAGACAGAAAAAACTCGTAATCGCTCTACATCATGAATGTGACCGGGAGTGTGGGGCGTATAAAACAATAGATCATCCGATACCCGGGCGGTGGCAAATCGGGGAATATAAATTCCAGCGATGCCCATCGGTCTATGTCGATCAAGCGGCATATTGGTATATCAAGTCTTACAGCTTTCTTGAAAAAGGCGTTCTTCCTAATAGTGGCGGCTGGTTAAGTCAACCCAATAAGTTTATTGATGCCATGATGTTTATCGGCAATCAGCAAAATCAAAAGGTTAAAGAAGAATATGGCCGACTCAAATCTTAATATAAACCTCAAGCTAAACGATCAGGCTTCGGAAAGTCTCAAGAAGACAGAGAAGAATCTGGAATCTTTTGCCAGCAAGGCGAGAAAGAATTTTGTAGCCATTGCGGCGCAGATTTATGTTGCACAGCAAGCGGTCAAAGCTTTTGCTTCGGCTTTGGAAGCTGTTGAAGCGGGCGCGAGGATTAGTCAGCAGGAAGAATCATTTAAAAATCTAGCAAAGTCTGTTGGGGCATCATCAAATCAGATAATCGCTGATCTAAGAAGGATGTCAGGGGAAACTCTTTCTACCTCTGAGATTATCAGCAGCGCGTCTCGTGCAATTGTATTAGGCCTTGATCCGTCACAGCTTGGCCGTTTAATGGAAATATCTAGAGCGTCAGCCAGAGCATTCGGAACAGATGTCACCGAGATGTTTGACAGCATAACTCTTGGTATCGGCCGGCAGTCAAAGATGATCCTCGATAACTTAGGAATCATTGTCGATGCAGAGGCAGCATATAGCAAGTACGCTTCACAGTTAGGCAAAGCGGCCGAAGATTTGTCCGATGCGGAGAGGCGACAGGCTTTCTTAAATGAAGTTCTGGAAGCTGGCGGCGATATCATTTCGAAGGTCAACATTGGAGGAAAATCGCAGCTCGAGATTATTCAGTCCTTAAAGGCTACGTGGAAAGATTTTTCCGGCGAAATCGGCAAGGCTTTAAGCAACTTTGGATTGATCAAAGAATCTATTACCGTTTTAACAACGGCGCTTGATTTCTACAGTAAGAAATTAAAAGAAGCCAATGAAGCCACAAATGCATCTAGCAAAGGAAAGTCGTTCAACAATCAGCTTGAATTTATGGTCGCTCAAGCTGAAGCGATAAATAAGAAAATCTCCGAAGAACAGAAGAGGCTGTCCCGGCAACTATTCGGAACGGAAAAGACTGAAGAGCGTATCAATGAACTTTTGATTCAGCGCTCACGCCTATTTGCCACGATCAACGAAATGAAGCAAAAGGAAGTTGATCTAGGCACAATCAGCATTGTTCAAAATAAAGAGGAGCTGGATCGATTAAGGCAGCGTGAAGAAGATTTGAGAAAGTTTTATGATCTTAAACGAATTCTTGAGAATGAAGATCGTTTGCAGTTTGAGGCTAATCTTCAAAGCAATATGGCTTTAATGAAGACGTGGCAAGATATCCAAATGCAGGCCTTCTCTACCATTACTCAACTATATGCGAATGCTTTAGCAACGTTCAATCAAGGATTGGCTTCAACAATATCTTCGATCGTCCGGGGCGCCAAATCAGCCAAGGAAGCCTTCGCAGAATTTGGCGAACAGATGATCAAAGTCATCGTTGACTTCCTAGCGCAAAAGGCCGTGGCCTTTGCCATATCAAAGACTTTGGGGGCCGCGATGCAGGGTTTCTTAAATATCATGGCAATTCAGTTAGCAGCGGCATGGGCGCCCGCGGCCGCTCTTGCTTCTTTGGCAACCTTAGGGGCTAACGCGGCGCCGGCTCAGGCAGGTTTGACATCTACGGTTGGATTAGCACAAGCCTTAGCCTTGCCGCGGGCCTTTGGTGGGGATGACCTTGTTTCAAAGCCCACTTTGTTTATGGCCGGGGAACGCGGGCCAGAGCGAATCATTACACAGCCAATTGATGGCCGCGCTGATTTGGGCGGTGGTGGCGGTGGTGGCGGGATAACTATTCAGATCTTTGCTCAGTCCATTGGATCGCCACGAGAGGTTCGAAGTATCGCGCAAGAAATCGGTCTTGAGCTGGAACGCGAATCACGTTATGCGAGGGGTATTTAATGAATACAGATATTAAAATTAGTCCAGAAAATCTTCTGGAATGGTCGGATTTCGAAGATTGGGTCAATGGCACAACATCGGCCCCAACTGAGCACACTTTATCCGGGACGGGAGCCACAATAGCCAGAGAATCAACTCACGTTAAGAAGGGAATTTATAGCGCGGCTGTCACAAGGGTTGGAAACGATGTCACCCTGTACCACGACTTAAGCAGTTACGCATCTTATCTTGGCCGCCGCATGACTTACGGTAAATGGGTTAAGTGCTCTGTCGCCAATAGAGCCAGAATCGCCATTAGTGATGGGGTGGGAACCTCCACTTCCAGCTATCACACAGGGGGCGGCGATTGGGAGTTTCTGGAAGTGACCCGAAATATTGATGCTTCGGCAACCCGCTTAAGAGTTGAGGATCAAGTTAATACTGGCAATACAACCGCTTATTTTGATGGTGGAATCTTAGTTGAAGGAAACACTACATTCGTTGATCTTTCTACTTACGTTGAATCAATCAGGCCTTCCAGATCGTTTGACATTAAATCCTATAACGTCATTCGTCGTGACGGCAGCCTGATTAATTCGATGAACTATAACGATTTAACCTTATCCATTAAAGGAACAGTTGCGGACAATTCGATTTCTACAGCTAGATCAACCTTTGACTCTCTGCTTGCCGCCTTAACTCCGCATCGCAAAACGCCAACGCTCGAAGATGTGAAGAGCGATTTCTATATTTATGATGATCGCCGGCTTAGGGTCTTTGTCGAATCATTCAGTCATGAGTTTATAGCGGCCATGAAAATGATTCGATTTGATCTTCGGCTTCGATCGGTCGATCCATTTTTTAGAGGCCTTAACAAGAATCGAGATTCTCAAACTCTTGCATCATCTCCCACAAGCTGGACTATTACCAATAATGGCAAGGTTTATTCGAAGCCTATTATCAAAGTCACAGCTCCCGGAGGCGGTTCAATAACTGCCGTCACAATTGAGAATCTGACCACTGGGGAGATTATGTCCTACTCAGGAACAATAGCGGCCAGTGAATCCTTAATCATCGATACTGACGCGGCTACAGTTGAAAACGACGGCGCCAACGACATTGCCAATTTTAGCGGGGCGGGGGACTTTATCCGCCTTGTCCCGGGGGCCAATTCACTGAAGGCCACGTTTACAGGAACAGCTAACGGAACTATTAAATTTGATTGGTTCGATAAATACCTATGAAGCGTAAATATCGTTTTGAATTATCTGATCGTGAGTTCAATCTTCTGGAAGTTCTTGATGCGGAAATCATGAACCCATCATGGGACTTCAGCCGTATTGGTGGGTGTGGATCGTTTCAATTTGACCTTCCAAAGCAATTTTGCACTGAAAAATATATCGGTGGATCATTTAACATAAAGATCAAAAAGAAGAACGAATCCACCGGAAATTTTGACCTTCGCTATCAGGGTTTAATTGAATCAAAGGCGCCATCTGTCAAGTTTGATAACGAATATATTCAGGTTCGTGGACACGGTTATCAAGCACAGCTCAAAAATATTTATGTTGATGAAGATTACACGAGCACAGAGATTAGCGTCATCGTTAAGGATATTCTGGATACTTATATTACGCCAAATACAGACATAACTTATGACGTTGGAGATATTGAGGCTACAAGTTTCACGCCCAACAATCTTTCCTTTAATACGGATGCTTTAAGTGCAATTCAGACGTTGGCTGATATCACAGGCAGCCGTGAATGGGGTGTAGATCAAGACCGTAAATTTTACTTCAAAGAACGAAGTTCGGATGTCGGCTTTTACTTCCCGATAGCGGGCAAAGTCACTAGCTTCATTACTGACGATTCATTTAAAGACATCATCAACCGGGTAATCATTCAGGGTGGAGATGTGGCTGGGACGCCTTTTACTACAAGTCCATCGGGAAGTGCATATAACGATTTAGCCAGTCAGGCCAAATTCGGCCGACGTGACCGCGTTGTTGTAAATTCAGCCATTACCACTGACGCGGTAGCTCAACAGTTTGCTTCAGCCATACTGGCTGAATATCGAGACGTTATCCGCCGCGCGTCTTGTCAGATTCTGGATGATCTGTTCATTGAGGAAACTATCCCAATTCCGCTTTTTCAGCTTATTGCCAGAGGGACTACTTACGGAGAAAAAACTTATGGAACGATCCTATATACAGGCCGCATCAACTATCAAATCAATCGTGTTAATTACCGGATAGATGACAACGAAAACATGAGCATCAACCTTGATTTAGGACAGTTTCGTCCGAGCATTGCGGAAAATATTAAACGTTTGGAATATGAAATTGAGCAGTTAAGAACGGTGAGCTTATGATGAACCCTTTTGAAATTTTGAAAGATGAAGACATTCAGGAAAAGGTTGATGTCAACATCACTAACCACGGACACACTTTAGAAAGTTTAAGGGCTGATTTGCAACGTGAACGAGCTGAACTGCAAAGAATGATCTTACGAATGCAAGCGCAGGTTCAAAACTATAACGAGCAAATTGAATATATTGATCGGAAAATAATGGAGAAACAACATGGTTCAATATCCGGGAGCAATTAAAACCTTTACAAGCAAAACGAACAAAGTTGATCTTGTTGATGCATCGCATATCAACGACCTTCAAGAAGAAGTTAACGCTATCGAAACTGAATTAGGAACAGATGTTGCTGGAAGCGCCACTGATCTTAAAACTAGGCTTGCCGTGTGTTTGGCTGATAGCGGCGTTATTAGAAACGGATCTTCTTTTCCCGGATCGCCTCCTGAAGGGATGGTTTTTTATCGTTCTGATGAGCAAAAGTTTTACGGGCGAGCTTCAGCATCTTGGAAAGATTTTACACAGGGAGCTTTTAGCAATGTTTTATTTTCGTTCACGCTGGCAGCGGGCGTTCGAACTATATATAAGGGAACTGGCCTCGTGCCTAGCACAGGTAACGAATACGCTTTTTGGGGAATGTCAACCAACAGTTCAAGCTATGAAACAGTCATCCCGGTTTTTAAATGGACAAAGATTTCTACCGTCAGCACAGTAACCATCCACGCCAAAATCTGGCAAAACAATAATACCGGTGACGCTGATGACAAAGCCAATTTGAAGGTTGATATTGGCGGACAGAGCGGGAACGTTAGCGGCTCCGAAGATCGCGTAACACCTGAGTATGTCACTTTTACAATTGATGTTTCGGGGTTATCAAATGGCACAAATTACGACGTCACAATTCAGCTTAAACATATGAAATCTGGCGGCCCCGGATTCTCTTATCTAGAAAGCATCATTGCTATCGGTTCATAAGGAGACCAATTATATGAGAACATTCGAACACAAGATCAAGAAGATCGATGAAAGAACCGTTGAGGTTGAGCAAACCATTGTTACAAAGAAGTTTATCAGAAAGACCATTGATGAGCTTAATCAGGACAAGGTTTTTCTTCAGACAGCCATCAAGGATACGACGGATCAATACAATCAAACTATAACAGGGCTGCAAAATCAGCTTGCAGATGTTGAGGCTCAAATTGTACAGGCTGAGAAAACCTTAAACACCAAAGGGGGACAGGATGGAAAGTAAAAAATGGTATGAATCGAAAACGCTTTGGGTAAACATTATCAGCATTATCGGTATTTTTACGGCCAGCAAGTCCGGAGTTGAAATGTCTCCTGAGATGGTAACAACGGTTTTAGGCGTGATTAACATGGTCTTGCGCTTTGTTACTAAAAAAGAGATTGCATGGTAAAGTTACAGGCTTTTTTAGTTTCTCTGCTTGCTGGTTTTACGGCATTCATTCGTTTATTAAAAACACCAGAGCAGCAGGACAAAGAAAAGCAACGGGCAGGCAAAGAGGCCGCACAAAAGGGATTTCATGCAGCCGACAGAGCCTTCGCTCGAGTTCTCGAACTCCATCCTAAGAATTCCGAAGTTTATATCTTA